CTTGCTAGGATATCTCCTTGTTTATAAATTCTTGCATAAGAATAAGTTTCACTTAGTTTTAATTTTGTATGTTTTTCCATTACTGGCTTTACTTCTTGTAATAAAGTTTCCATTACAGGATCAGCATAATGAGAATAAGTATTAGGAACTTGTTCATCATTCCAAACACCAAAATACTCTGTAAATGGTGATATATATTTTTGGTCAAATAAAAACCTTGCAACATTTTTTTTATTTAAAAAATATCTATAAATAAAGCTTGATAACTCAGATGATATAGCTTTTTTTAATATTGTATATTTATTATTTTTAAACGACATTAAATACTCCTTTTGGTATTGCTTGGCAGTTCCAATGAATAAATCTAAAAGGTTCAATACCTAAATCAACAATATATTGATGAGGCATATATGATGGAAAGAATATCATACGACCTGGTTTAACTTTATAATGAACAGCTGAACTAGCATATGTTATTTTTGTTTTATCTAATTCTGGTAAAAGATTCATTACATTACCAGGTCTCGGATCTTCAAATAAAGGTAATGAAGTTTTTTCACTAGCTTTTAAAAAATAAAATCCCGACATATGTCCATTCCAATGTGTATGTAATGTGTGATGACCACCTCCACTTTTTGCAAATTCTTGTACCCACATTTCTGTAGTAAATACTTGATAATTACTAATATCAAATCCCATTTCAACTAATAAATTATGTGAAGTTGCACCAATATAATCTATTAATTTTTTAAATTTAGGATCACCAATTAAAGTTGTTGAATGATAAACTCTACTAAAATCACCTTTAGTTTTATTAATTTTATTATGTTTATCTATATCAGGTTTAAGATTTTTCTTAGCTTGTTCAATATATTTATCTGATGCTTTATTTATATCATTAACAAATTTTGGTGCATCACCAAACCATATAGGACATTTAAAATATTCTTCTCTATTTAAGTGTTGAGGATAAGTTATTAATTTTTTTTTCATTTAAATGGATATCCTAAATTCCATATTACCAAGCTATTTCTTTCTCCACTTTTTACTGGACAAACTCTATGCCATACAAATGAAGGAAATACAACTAAAGATCCTTTAGGTAATATCTCTGTACATTTTTTAATATTTCTTTTTTTATCTGGATCTAAATTTCTAAAATCAAATTCTAGTTCACCACCTTTATAATCTTTAGGATCTGATAATGTAACTGTTACAGATAACTTTCTAATCTTACCATGTAATGGATCTCCTTGCTCTCTTTGATAAGGTTGATCCCAACTATCACAATGCCAATCGTAATACTGGCCTTTTTTATATTTAGTAAATTGACAAGATTCAGAAAAATCCCAATTAAAATTCCAACCTGCACTTCTATTTGCTTGATGAACATAAGGTTGTATTTCTTTATAAACCCATTTATCATTTATCCAAACAATAGCTGAGTTTCTTTTTTTTTTTAAATCTTTTATTAATTTTGCATTTAATTTTTCTTTCTTATAACCACCTGTAACAGCTATTTCGTCTTGCATTTGATGACCATATTTTACAATGTCATCACAAATACGTCCAGGAATTGCTGACTTAAAATACCAATAGTGATTAATTAAATTCATACATTACTTTTTATTTAAAATATGTTATTTTTTAAACAAAATTATGTAACAGTTAATGTACCTGAGACTGTAAATGTTGCAATTTTTTGTCCACCTGGAGCTGTACTTGTAGAATTACTTCCAGGAGCAACAGTAAATGTTCTAGCACTTGGTCCTCTAACAATAACTATTCCGCTACCGCCAGCTCTTCCAGATGCTGGTCCATCTTGGTCACCACCACCTCCACCGCCAGTATTAGCTGTACCTGCTGTAGCACATGAAGATCCACCTTGACCTGTACTACCTGTTCCACCACCGCCAGCACCGCCTGGCGCATTAACTCCTGTATATTGTGCTCCACCACCTCCACCGCCACCTCTTTGAATGTTTGATCCTGTAATTCCTGAAGTTGCTCCTGCACCTCCAGTACCACCTCTTCCTGCGGGACCTGTAGGAGATCCACTTGAAGGAGAACCTGGAGCATTAGAACCTGCAGCTGATGCTCCACCACCTCCGCCACCAGCTCTACGCAAAGAAGTACCACCAGCAAACCCCTGACCTGAAGGATCTGCAGAACCAGCACCGCCTGGTCCACCTGTACCAGGTCCTGAGTCAGTGTTTCCTTGTCCACCACCAGAACCACCTGGATTACCGCCTTGTCCTTCTGAACCACCTCCACCTCCACCAGTAGATGTAATTCCTGAAAATACTGAATTAGAACCATTGTTTGTACATGTTCCACCACATGGTGTTTGTGCACCACCTGCACCAATTGTAACATCAATTGCAGCACCACCGACTAGTGTTAAAGCAGCTACACATGCTCCAAATGGAGATACAGTGTAACAACCAGTAGAAGTACCAGCTGATTCTTTATAACCTCCAGCTCCACCTCCACCACCTCTTTTACCACCACCAGATCCACCACCTGCTATTACTAAATAATCTATTCCTGAAAATTCTTGATAAAAAGGCCATGAATTACATTTTCTTGATTGAAATTGAGTTTTTAATGACCATACTCCACTTGCTTTATTTAATTCTTTTACGACTACTATTCCTGAACCACCTGAACCACCTGAACCTCCATTTCCACAACCAGCTCCACCACCGCCACCAGTATTAGTTGATCCTGCACATCCATTACTTGTACCACTTGGTGGTCTTCCTTTTCCTGCTCCACCACCACCTGGACCACCAGCTCCACCTGGTTGACCTATACAATCTGAACCACCGCCGCCACCACCAGCTAATGTAGAACATGATAAAGGAGAAGATGAACTTCCTGCTCCACCTGCTGCTCCTGCTGCATCTCCGCCAGTTCCACCGACAGCTCCAGCTCCACCACCACCAGCTCCACCTTTTCCAGGAGGTGCATTTGTATCTCCACCTGCATTACCTTGACATGCTACTGCAGTTCCACCAGTTCCACAGTTTCTAGATGCTCCGCCACCTGATCCACCAGGGCCGCCATCATTACCAACAGGTCCACCTGTTGCACCACCGCCTCCACCGCCAGAAGAACTAGCACATCCGATTGATGAACTAATTCCATTTGTTCCTCTTTCAGGACTTGTTGGTGATCCTGCTCCACCACCTCCAACAACTACTGCTACTGTTCCAGAAGCATTTGTTTGTGTACAAAGATAACCACCTCCGCCACCACCACCTGCTCCAGCAGCGCCACCGCCGCCTCCGCCAGATACAAGTAAAGTTTGAACAATATTAGTTCCTGGTTGTAATGCTAAATCACCTGAAGATGTTTTAGTAGTTAGTGTATTTCTTCCAAAAGAAGATTTATTTACTTTACCAATTATTCCGCCATTTGTTCTGGCCATTTAAGTCTCCTATTCGGACACCCAAGCTGTGCCATTCCAATTATATTTGGTAGGTGTTTCCGATGTATCGTTTGATTGTTTTGCTTCCCAACCTTGTGTGTTGTCAGCGTTGTATTTTGTTTCGTTCCATGTAATAATATATTCATCAGTTATTGATGGATAAGTTATTGGTGCTTGCCAATCATCATTAGCATCTAATGCCCATGAAGCATGAGGTTGTTGCACTAAAAATTTATTTTTTACAGAATCAAAAATAAAACCTATACCTGCATATAGTTTTCTAAAATTATTATTGTAAGAAGTTTGTTTCCAAGTACCACCTTTAAAAAAATTAACACACCATGTTTCTCCATCAACATGCATATCATTATCCCCTAAAAAACCATTTGATGTAGCTATATCATTTCCAACTACAACTACTCTTTCTACAACCCAATGAGTATCAGTCGTAAAACCTGTAGGATCTTGTTTTTCTTTTATTTCTGCAAAATGTGCCATTTTATTACTCCTTAGTATTTAAATTATAAACTATAAATTTTGTCATGTCTATATACTTTATGAATTAGTCCAATCTCCTGCTTTAACATTTTCATAAACTTCATTAATATTCCATAATCCAGAAGCACTTGTTGATGTACTAGCTGGCTCTTTAATAATTATAACACCTGGACCACCTGCTCCACCACTTTGGCCAGGACCACCGCCGCCTCCGCCGCCACCAGTATTATTTGATCCAGCAGTTCCTGAAGCAGTACAATAACCTCCTGGTCCGCCACCACCTGAGCCACCTGAGCCACCACTACCGCCAGCGGGAGTTTCTCTTTTTCCTCCGCCGCCACCACCAGCATAAGTTACTGGACTACCTGAAATTGTATTTGCAACACCAGCACCACCTGGTCCACCTGGTTGACCTGATCCACCACTTGCTGGACCTCCTGGACTACATGGTGCAGCTGAAGCTGCAGCACCTGCGCCACCTCCACCGCCGCCAGCATCTTGGGATTTATCTCCATTTGAACCTTGACCACCTGCGTTTCCTTGAGATGGACTTGTTGGAGGAGTATTACCTGCTCCGGGTCCAGCAACACATGGATTACCTTTATCACCTCCAGCACCACCTCCACCTGAGCCACCTGCTCTACCTAATCCTGGAGAAGTAGGTGCGGGTGATGAACCCGATCCGCCTCCACCATTTGATGTTATACTTGAAAATGTTGAATCTGTTCCATTACCTGAAAAACAACTTGCACCTGCAGAACCACCAGCACCGACTGTTATTGTGTAAGGAGTTCCCGATGTTACAGGAATTGCAGAACCTCTTGTTGGACTTGGTGTAAAACATCCAGAAGCTCTATAACCTCCTGCTCCGCCACCTCCTCCAGAAGTATTACGTCCGCCACCTCCACCTGCTACTACTAAATAATCTACATCAGCTGTAGCTTGTGCTGTAAAAGTTCCTGATGAATTAAATGTTGTTACTTTTGCACTAAAAGTATTTGTTGTTACTTCGTTAGGAGGTCCAATAATTCCGCCATTTGCCATAGCTAGTTATCTCCTTAATCTGATATTACTTCATATGATATTAAACATTCAAGATCACTATTTGCTGAAGCTGTACCTTTAATAATTTCTGTTTCTTCTAAATAAAAACCATTATTTTTATCTACTAAAGATAATGTAGCATCAGCTGGTACAGAAATTGTACTTGCAATGGCTCTGTCAGTAGATCCGTCATTATATTTAATTGTAACATCAGCAGCATTTGTTCCATCAATATTTGCAATCATAATAGAATTAATTTTAAAAACGGTATTTGCTGTCGCTGTAACTAAATTTGTTTCAGTAGTTGTTAAAGCAAAAGTATCTGTTTTTCCATTAATAGTTGCAACATTAACTATGTTTGGGTTTGCCATATTATTTTTCTCCTATTATCCAAATACTATTGCCATTGCAATAGCCTTACCTGTTGTTATTCCAGCTGAAGCAAAAGATAAAGTTTTACTTCCATCTGTTACCAAAGCTTGTCCACTACTACCATCTGAAGAAGGTAATGTAAAGTAATTTGATGAACCTTGGTTACCTATACCTTTAACATTTATATTACCTAAATCTGCCATAACATCAGTCATAGCTGTTCCAGTCGTATAAACAATAGATTTAGTTCCTTGAGAAACAGCAACACCATTTGCTGCATGTCCTGTATTTCCAAAAGTTAAACTATAAGAACCTGTTGTATTATTAAATACTAAATATTCACCTTCAACCGCATCTGTAAATACATTAATATTAGCACCTAAAGCACCTGTAAATTCAATTACTTTATTATGTACTTGATCATCTGTAGTACTATCATCAGTATTACTTGTTGAGTTATTTGATACTAAAGTAACATTAGCTGATCCAGCAACATTAACTGCAACATAACCTCTTACTGATGAATCAATTCTGTTAAGAACATAGTTTACAAGATTACCCCAGTTACCTGAATTTGCTCCTGAAGCTTGACGTTCTAGTTTTAATCTAGATGTAAAAGTTGAAGACATAATTTTTTATACTCTATTAATTTAATTTTGTAAATAATATATATTTGTCATGATTTGTACACTAAATATTAGTCCAAATTTCAGTATTTCCATCTGAAATGTCGTCCCAAAATCTTAAATCTACTGGAATAACATTAGCTTGTAAACCAGTCATATTTAAAAAGTTATTAGAGTTAGGTATAATAGAAGCTAAAGATACTGTTATTTCTTGACCAGTTATAGAAAAAAATCCAGAAGTAGAAATTGTTACAGAACTTATATTAGCATTAGCATTTATTCCAGTTATAGGAATAAAGTTTTCAGTATCAGTTGTAATACTAGATAAAGAAGATGTTAAACCTTGTCCTGTAATATCTAGTGTATTAGCAGTTCCTGTAGCAATACTACCTAAATTAGATGTTAAATTAAAAGCTGGAGTTACAATAGTAACAGCTCCACCTGCTGCTATTGAATAAGTTCCGATAAAAGTATTAGCTAATAATCCTGTAATTTGATTTACTGTTGCAGCTGTTGCAATTACATTTCCTAATTCTACATTAGCAACTTGGCCACTAATAATAATATTAGAACTAGCTTGTGCAGTTGTAAAATTTAATGCAGTATTAAGTTGTTGACCAGTAGTTTGGAATATAACTCCATTACCTGTTAAAACTAATCCAATTGCAGAATTCCATGCACCTTCATTCCATGATTCTCTACCCCAACCTTGACCAAAATTAACAGATGGTAAAATTTGTTGACCAGTTATAACAGCAGCTGAATCAGGTGATGAATTCCACGCACCTACATTCCAACCAAGTCTACCGTAACCTACACTTGCACTCATAAGGAATTTCTCCTTATGCTATTCTTATTAGGCCAGCAGTCGAGTTAGCAGTAGGAAATTGTAATTCAAAAGTTCCGTTTGTAGAAGTTTTAACTCCACCAAAATCTAAAACTGCAATCGCTGAATTACTATTATTTGCATTATATAATAATGCTGCTTGTGCAGAAATTGTTGCATTTGGAAAAGTTACATTATCAGCATCAAAAATTGCAGTAGTTCCATCTACAGAAATTGCTACATTAGTTAATGTGTTTCCACCTGCAGTATAATTAGTTCCAGATGATGATACTTCGTTTGCTGTTGCGTAAGCAGTTGTGTTTGCTGCTAATGATGCTGTGTTATCATACAAAGCACATTTAATTGATTGTGCTGCAAGGTTTCCGCCAGGCGACATTAAGTCTTGTTTGAATACAGTAGCTATCGCTTGTGTTATTGCCATATTTATTGTCCTCCAGTTAATGTATTTGTACCTAGTGGGCTACCAGGAAACTTGTAGTCGGTTCTTCTTCTTCTACGAGCTTCATTGTTAATAGCAGCTACTTGTTCTTTATACAAATTTTTGTATATAGTATAGTCTTCCATGTTCTTTGTAAAGAGATTTGCTTCAGCTAAACTAGCATAAAGTAATGTACTTGGAATATTTTCTGTATACCAATTTGTAGTATTAGTATTAGATAATGGATTAATTTTTCCTTGATATCCTAATTTTAAAGTATAAGCTTGATCTGGAGTAGGTGCTAAATATACTCTATCGTCATCAAAATTAGCAAAATATTTAGGTTGACCTTGAAGAGATATATCTGGCCAATATTCTTGAACAAAAGCTAGAGGTTTCATTTCTAAATAACTTACATTAGAACCAACAGTTACTGTTAAATAATTAAATAACATAGGTTCGATAGTAGTAGGAAGATTTACAAATCTATCACCAGCTACAGCTGTAGTAGTTACATTTTCATTAAAACCTATAGGATCAATATCTCTAGATAAAGATTCAAAAGCATTTCCTATAAAATTTTCTATTTGATTAGTAAAGTCAGTTCCTGTATTTTCAGCCCAAACTTTAATATCATTTTGTAGACTGCTGTACGTCATTGCCATTTTTAATTACCTCGTCAATTTTAAACTTTGTCCAAACATGTCCTGCAAATGGATAAGTTCCATAATGTGTTAATGGACTTTGAAGATCAGCATATATTTTACCGCCTATTTTTTGCCATAA